TTCTTGAATGGTATCAAGGTCAATCGTCATAAGGGGTGTAGGTCGTTTCCGTTCATATCTGTAATATTATACATCAAATATTTAAATCTGACTTCTGCGGTAAAGTATTCAACATCTGAAGAGGTAGCGTCAAAAGTTAATGTTGATAAAGAGATGGGAAAAATATCTCTAAATTTAATTTTAAAGTTTGAAGTATTATTGCTTGTTAAAACTAAAAGTGTTGCATCTGAATAAACATTCAACATGGTCTTCGGTTGAAGATCCATATTTTTTCCCTTTCTTTGAATGTCGTAAATCTGTTGTAGAGATTCTGGAAAAGCAATTCCTCGCATCCAATTTTGTATCTCCATATAATTTTCAAGATTTTCATCCACTAAAAATCGAAGACTAAAATCTTCAAATTCCATCTTATCGCCAAGATGTGGAATATCTCTTAAATAATTTGTTTGTGTAGCAACTCCAAAATCTAAAGCTGGAATATTTGCTTGATTGCTAAAAAAGGCAACTTTTGGAGACTTTTGTAATGTAAATCTAAATCCAATAGGAGATAAAAAATTCCTATTCTGAATTTGATTATCGTAAATGTTCTTCTGTGTAGCCATTTTTTTAACTATTTAGATAAAAAAAGAGGGTCCCGAAGGACCCTCCAAATAACCTTGTGAACTTAGATCACATGAGGTTCTTAACAGCAACTCTTCTGTAGTAGCGGTTGCTATTGATGTGGAGAGCACCGAGACCCTGATTGGTTCCTTCTGCAAATGGGTTTGCAACGAGACCATAACGGGTCTTAAAGCCGATCTTAGGCTGGAAGGTGTTCTCTCCAACTGCACGTACCATCTGGAGGGGTACATATGGGCAATAGAAGAGACCTGCATCGTAAGGTGAAGAACCCTTATAACCAACAACATAGTACTGGTTACCAGGAGATGCATTACCTGCGGTGAGGTTAGCAGCATAAGGATCGATATAAACACGATACTTACCCATGAGAGTACCAGCAAAAGTATTGCCAGTATCATCAACGTTGAGGTTAGCGTTGAGTGCAGGGGTGTAGTCGAGAACACCAGCCATGGTCAATGCTGAAGCAACGTCAGCAGAGCACATGATGATGTTGCCCTTTCCTCTACGAGTTCTTTGTGCGATTGCGTTAGCATCACGCTCGATTTGGAAAAGAAGACCCTTGAACTTCTCAACTGACCAACGACCGTTGGAGTCAACGTCGAGGTCGAATACACCAGCAGTTGCAGTATTCTGAACAGCACCTTGCTCAGCAACCTTGTAGATGGTTCTGATAACTTCGCGGTTGATTTCAGCAAGAATCTCAGTTGAGAGAATATTTGCTAATTCCGCTTCAGCATTCAGACCGTGGATTGCCTTAAGGTCTTGAGCAAGCTCAAGTGAGTACTCGGCTTTCAGAGCGCGTGACTTCGCAGTGACGCTGATCTTCTCGATTGAGAAGCTCATTTCGTTGAAGTTGTCGCCCGTTGATCCAAGATCCTCAGCGTCGTCAGTTCTCATGCCCTGACCAACTCTGTAACCAACAGATGAAGCTGTTCCTACAGGGTTGAGAACTGATGGGTTGCTACCAGATTGGGCAGTAGTACCCATACCAGCGTTAACATCAGTGAAACCATTGGTGAGGTCGAAACCTTCGTTCTGACCTGAATAAGCAGTATCTACTTCATTGTAGAATGCTTCAGTGCCGTTCTGGTTGCCGTAACGTGAACGCATCGCAAAGATGAGTCCAGTAGGACCATTCATTGGCTGAACGCCAGCGAGGTCATATGCAACAAGGTTAGGCATTGCACGTCTGATCAGAGAGATCAGAACGGGGTCGAAACCAGCAACAGGACCTGCTGCAGTTGCACCAGCACTAAAACCACTAGCATTAGCACCAGCTCCACTTGCTGAATATGAGCCAGTGTTTGAGGTTGGGGTTTCCATGAGATAGCTCATGGATCCTTGATCGAAAGCTGTTTGCTCTCTTAAAAATCTTTCTTGGTTTTCTAGCAGGACTGCGGTTACCGCTCTTCTGTGCGAATCTTTGATTGGATCAAGACCCTCATAGTTGAGGAGAGGTGCCCACTTTTCCTGCAATTGTTCTGAATGGAACATTTGCGTTTACCTTTTACTAAAGTGTGTTTTTTGGGTTTGATTAATATTAAATTCAGTTATTTGCTGAATGCTGAAAGACTCTTTAGATAATGAGCCATTGTTCCTGAAATTGCTTCAGGACCACCTTCTACACCTTCTGATAGAGTTTCAGACTTAGCGGATGGAGATCCAACTCTTGATGGAAAATATGCTTCCTTCAAAGTCTCCAGTTTTTCACGATATTCTGTTTCACTTTCAAACTCAACACTTTCGGCAAGTGAAGCGAGCTTGTCTTTCTGAGTAGCCGCTAGACCCTCAGAAACCTGTTCAAAGATTCCATCAGCAACCGACTCTGCGAGACGCTTGTTTAGATGGATATTTCTTTCGATTTGCTCGTTGAGTTTTTCTTCCATTTCATCAAGTTTTTCTACCATGCTCTCTAGCACATCATATTTATCTTCAGGGATTGTTACATAATGTTCTTCAAAAAGTCCTTTCAGACCACCGAGGAAGGACTCGGTGAGTTCGCCTTTGAGACCATGCTCAATTGCGAGCTCATTTTCCGATACCCACTCTTCGCAAACATACTCTAAATATGAATCAACACGCTCGGTGAGTTCGGCTTTGATCTCTTCGACTTCTTCGATGAGGCGCTCTTCGTACTTAACTTCAAGAGCCTCACGAATTTGAGTAACTTTACTTCTAAGAGCTGCTTCAAAGATGGTCTTAGCCTTTTCTTTGAATTCTTCAGAAAGTTCCTCACCTTCTACTAGAGCATTAACATCTTCTTCGATGTTAAGTTCTTCTTTCATCTTTTTCTTCTCATCCTTCTCTTCTTCGTCCTCTTCATCCTCCTCATCCTCTTCTTCTTTCTCTTTTGCTTCTGAGAAAGTCTCTTCGTCTACCTCTTCAAGATCTTCATCATCGAGTTCTTCTGTCTCATCAATTAGATCCTCATCATCCTCTTCAGTCTCCTCTTTTACAGAAGACTTCATATGAGGCATTGCATCAGCAGACTTAGCGCCCTTAGTTACAATATCCTTAACTTGCTTAAGGGTTGATCCTGGTGTTTTTAACTTCGCTGAATCATCATCAGACTTGTAGTTCTGTGGTGTGGGTCCACCTAAGTCTTCCCAACCTCCAGTTTGACCATCAGGAATACCTGTGGTTAGTTTAGGCATACCCTCTGCTGCTTTTGCTCCAGCATTAACAGCGGTTCTGGATTGCTTTGTGCCTACTTCCATTTCTTGTAAATCTCCACGAGACATTTGAACTCTCCGATTAACCTTAGTTATTTAATCTATATTTATTTATAAATTACAAATTTGCAAGAAAATTATTGAATAAGTTTAATTTATGCTCTTCAAGTCTTTTTTCATCAACTAACGTATTGATACGTCTATATGTTCTTGATGCCGCCTTCTCTCTTAAAATTCCACCATCCCATACCCATTCTTTTCCTTCCATAATTCCTTGAACAAAAGCATCAGGTGCAGAAGGATCAGCAACAATATCTGCCGCAGTTGCAAGCATAAAATCTTCACCAACTTCACTATACCCTTCACGAGTTTGTTTTAGTGAACCAATCCCACGAGAAGAGACTCCGAGAGTAACACCTTCTTTCAGAAGTGATTCTGCAATTTTACCCATTGGTGTAGATAAAATTTGTGCTTTACCAATAAAATTATTTCCTTCTCTATGAAGATCAACAATTTTATGAGAGACACGATCTAAATTTACAGTTGGACCATCAGGATGTCCAAGTTCTCCAAGAGCACGACCTTTATTTACATATTGTTCGCTATAACGCTTTACTTCTCTTTCCATTACTGGGAGTCTGTAAAGTCTACCATTGCGGTTTACTTGCTCACTCTGGAGAAAAACCCCTTGAATATAAAGAGTTTTTTTACCATTTACGCTTTCTGTAAGAACTTCAACCTGTTCGATTTCTTCTGTGATGAGTTTCATTGTTATGCGTTGGATGTGACTTGGACTTGTTGAACATATACAACACCAGAACCTCCTTCAGTTCTAGCTGCTACTCTTTGAGAGAGATACGCAGTTGCATCTTTTGATGAAAATGCAGTTACGATACCACTAGAATTATGATTTACTACAATCGTTCTCTGAAAATCACCATTGTAGTTTGAAGAGGTATTTACGGAAATAACTTCAACATGATTAAAGTTATAATAACTTTGACCAGAAGATTCCAATGTAATAAAATCACCAACACCAAATGGCGCTTGAGTTCCCTCTGCAAAAGTGATTGTTGTCGTTGCTCCAGTAGTAATTCCAACAACTCTATTTGATGCTCGTGTTAAAGCAAGAGATGCAGATTCTCCAGCAGCAATATAATAATCTGAAGTAGTTGCAGTGGGGTTTGTTCCAATCGCAATGAATGCACCTGCAGTTACAGCAACAACTCTAAGGTTGGTTGTTTTAACTGCGAAGGATGTGGTCATCCCAGAAGTTGCAGTAGTTGAAAGTGAAATACCCGCACCAATTGGTCTATGCGCCATTATTTTATTAAATACACTTTTAGTTATTTATTAATAAATCTCTCTCCACCTGATTGATACTCCAACAGCGGTAGAATCTGAACCAATATTTGATACTCTAACTGAAAAAATCTCAGAATCTAAGGTTGAATTCATCCACTTATCATTCATCCCCCTCTTCCTGATCATCTAAACCAAGTAAAGACGCAGCAACAGCAGGTCTTATTTCGTCAATAGCATTCGCAGACTTTGCATATAAAAGTTCTTTAATCTTATCGCTAATTTCTGATGGAGATTCATCAGCAGCAAACATATCGAGTAGTTCTTCCATTTTAATTAATCAATCTTTGTTTTATTTATTAAATTTCCCCACCCTTGGGGATTTTGGGAGCTTCAACTGGTTTTTCATCAATTGAAGGATCTATGGGAACAGCACCACCGTCCCCATTAATTTGATCTGGACTCATAGGTTGACCAGTCATAGGATCTACTGGTGCATTTGGATCTGGAATAATACCATCTTCAATTTCTTTTTCGATGATTTTATCCTGCTCTCTGATATCAACATCAGTTTGACGGAGAATTTTTCTACGAACAAAATCTTGAGAGAAATATTTACCAACGTATGGTTCTGCAGTAGCAGCAAGATTTAATCTCTCCATTAAAAGTTCGGCATCTTTTAATTCAGAGAAATGATTATCATATAAGAAGTCATATTGAATATGATTTTTCATCAAATTCCAATCTTCTGGGGTAA